TACGTTGTCCTGTAGCAGTGGGTCGCCTTCCGCTTTTAATTGTTTTGATTTGTTTTGGAAACTTGGTCTACCTGATCCTGGTCTACCTTCTATAATAGCCCTATCTTCTGCAACTTTTTCTTCGATAGGTTTTGGCACAAAATTACCAAATAAGTCTGCATCTGATACACCCTCACTCATTATATCTGTAGCTTTTAATCTATTTTGTCTCGAAAAATCAGCTCTTTCTTCGGGAGACATTGCATTAATTTTTTTTCTTAATTCTATACCTGCTTTTGTTCTGTCGTATGCACCATAAGCAGCAGCACCAATAACAGCGCTTGGTAACGCTCCTATACCTGCTAAAGCAGGTAATGCTCTTACACCAACATAAGATCCTCCTAACCCAAAAGCCATTCTTCCAACAGGATCTTTAATATTTAAAGCATCTGCAACTTTCTCACCTGCAATATATCCTCCAGCAGCTGGTATATTAGCTATACCTTTAACTAAATTTTTTCCAAATCTTGCTGGGCTACTTACTCTCATTCTTTCCATAAATGTAGGTGTTTTTCTAATTGCTGGTACGGGTGCGCCACCGTAAGGTGATCCAACCATTATACCTGTATTAGCATTAATAGTTTTAAGAACACCTTTTTTAAGAGCTTCTTTTCGAAACATTGGTCTGTTTAAAACTTTGTTAAGTGACATCGAACCTCCTAGGCCTGCTTGGGTTGAATACCTTGAAATGCTGTAAATGCTCCTATACCAGTACCAACAGCTTGTGCTAATGGACTAGTAGATGGTTGTGTACCCATAGTTACAGTTGAAGATGACTTAGGTCCAGCTGCATATAAATTAGATAAGAACTCAGCTCTTTGGTAAGGCTCGTATTGTTGTTGTAAAGTAGATTGTCTTTGTGCATCAAGTGCTTGTTGTGCAAGTTGTCTTTGAACACCACCTGCTGCAAATAATTGATTAATATCTCCTTGAGCCATTTGTTGTTGGCCTAAACCTAATTGACCTAATTGTTGACCTGCAGCAAGACCAACTTGTTGTTGCCTTTGAGCTGCACCTAATGCAGTGTTAAAACCTTGTTGCTGTGCTCTTCCCATAGCTTCTAAAGTTCTTCCTTGAAGCTCTGCTTGTTGAACACCTTCTCTTCCTCCACCAAACGCACCTGCATTTACTGCTTGTGCAGCTAACTGATTACCCATTATCCCTGATTGTCTCGCAATCTCATCTGTAACATAAGATTGATATGGGTTTAAATATTGTGAAATTTGACTTGCACCAATAGGGGCTGCTGCACCTGTTACTTGACCAATCCCTTGTTGAACTGTTGGAGCACCAACACCTGTTGTTCCTGCTGCTGTCATCCCTTGTTGTTCTAAGGCACCTAAACCTGCTACTTGATAATCTGGTAAATTTATAGGAGCTTGTGCGACTTGTCTCGCAATGTCCATCAGTTCTATTTTACGTTCTTCTATACCTGGTGCTTCTCTAACAAACTGTGTTTGTGAGCTTGGTGTTGCTGGTGCTTGTGATCTTCCTCCTCCAAAAAAACTCATATTATATCCATTTCTCTAGTTGTACGTGTTTCTTTTTCCATCCCCATTTTTTGGAAACTTTTTCCCAACCAGGTCTGGCCATTATACTTAATCTTTTGCATTTGTTGGCAGTAGCAAAATCTGTAACTGCTGTAATTAAATTGTCTTCCCACAGTTCTCTTCTTTTACCTGTGCAAATAACAATTTCGTATTGGTTATAGTTAGGCATCACACCTATTCTTCCAATACATATACCAAAAACTTTGTTTTCTTCTGACTCATCGGAACCAAACATAATCCAACATTGCATTGTATCTTTTTTTAATTCGTCCATCACCCAAGTAGATTCTGCATACTTTCCCGAAAAAGCCAATGCTTCCGCTACCATAAATTCTGCAAGAGGCCAAAACTTTCCTATGTCTTTTGGCTCAAGTGGTAAAATACTTACTAAAGGTTTAATTTGTTTTTTGTTTGCTTTCGCCATTTCTATCCTTTAATAAATCAAATACACGTTTGTATCTTTTTTGTTGTTCATAAAAATATTTAGCGCCTTTTTCTCGCATGTCTTTCATGCTATTTGGATTACCTCCAGCTATGATTCCAGCACCTAATACTCCATCTGCTCTTGTTACAAACTCTCCGTCTGCTAATTGAGCTAACATTGTATCCTCGTCTTTGTCTCCTACCCCTGCTCCGTCCTCTACATAACCCGATGCTCTAACATAATTGTTAGCATCATTTTCATCATGTGAAACTTTTGATGGAAGATAGTTTATACCACCTTCGTTAAATTTTTGTATTTGTGCTATGCCACCTACTTTTAATCTTTGTACATTCATTGAATAAGGACCTATTCTTCTATCTTCACGTCCTGCTTCTTCTGGTGCATAAACTTTTTCGTATGCTTTTTCTTGACCTGTTGTTGGATCAATGTAAGTATATCCAGGTCTATTAGCTTGTAGATCTAAATAACCTACGTTATATCCTGGTGTGTAAATGTCTGTTGGTTGAGGATCGAATGCACCACTTAAATATGTTCCAGCAGCTATTGCGGCTGATACTCTTCCTGGAGAAAATTCAGCACCTGACTCTCCACCTTTTCTAAGAATATCTAAAATACCACTTCCACTTTGTTGTTGTTGTGTACGTGCAAACATTGTTGGATCTCCGCCTCCAGGAACTGCCGACATAGTTCTTGAAGTTAAGGCTGAACTTTGTGGATTGTAAGCTCCAGGCATATTAGCTAGGAAAGCTGGTTGACTTGCTGCAAATGCTTTGGTTGCTGATGATTGTGGAAACATACTCATACCTGTTGAACCTAAAGTATAACCACCATAAGCACCTGTTAGACCACCAAGTATTCTTCCAAGTCCTGATGCACCTGAATCTTTTGCTCCTCTGTATCCTTGATAACCACCATATGCTGCTAATGCGTAGGGTATTAATGCTTGTATTGGCATATAAATAAATTCTCCTTTAAAGATCTAAATATAGAATATTACCATTTTACTTAGGTAATATCAACTCATCTGCAAAACGTCCTTGATACTGATGTTCTCCAACATGCACGATTGAGTCGTTTACATAAGAGTAACATCTACCCCCTAAATTTCTCCATAATTGACAAAAAGCAAAATCCTCACCTAAAAAGGTTTTTTCTTTAGGATCGTGAGTTGTATCAAAAAAGTTCCACATATGAGGTTTATCTACATATTTACCATTGATTACTGTCTTTTGAACAATCTTTTTATCAGGGTAAGCTTTAATCATTTTATCAAATACTTCTCTTTTAATTAACATACACCCTGTTGGAGCATCTGTTACTTCCATAATTCCTTCTTGAATGTCTATGTTTTTATCGTTAGGTACTTTCATAGGGTAAGTGTGTAAAGCTTTTCTTATATCATCAGGTGATTTAATTTTACCTTCTTGCATCTTTCTAAATGCTTTATCCCACATCAAAGTTTTAAGAGGGTAAGGTACAGATATAACATCTTTGTCTGCTTTAAGCATAGCGAATATTGATTTAGCTTGAAAATAAATATCCGAATCAATAAACAACAGATGAGTAAAATTAGATTCTAAAAAACCAGAAACACATAAGTTTCTTCCCTGTGTCACTAAAGAAGATTTCATTAATTGAAAAGTGACTTGTGTTTTTTCTTTAAAACAAGCCTGTTGAAATTCTAAAAGAGCTTGCGTGTAATGAATTGAACAATCACTATGAACTGGTGTACCAACAAATATTTTGTGAGGGAACTGTTCTTTTTCTAATTTAAATTGTCCGGTGTCCGTTTTCCACATTGGCGTAACCGCCTTGACACCCGGTTCTGAACTTACTTTGATTTCTTTTAATGTTTGGTAGGTATCTTTATTTACTGTTTCTTTCACTAATGGCTCCTTTCAAAAAACTCGACCATTCCATTCCTTTTTTATTCCAATTATAAAATCTTTTATAGAACTTTTGTTGTTCTTCCAAATGCTCTTGCATAAAATCTTCATGTAAATATCCTGCTGCAACCTCTATTGCAGATGCTGTATCTCTTGCCATTGATTCGTAATTAGTATTATAGTTAATATACACTGGCCATTCGGCACAAGTTTCATATAAAGCACCAAAATTATTAGTTAACACATGCACTCCAGACGCTAAAGCCTCCAGCGCTGATGCACACGAAGTTTCTTCAAAAACACTTGGGTAAACAAACATATCGTAATTAGGCATTATCTCTTTAATATATTCGTTTGGTTTGTAACCGATGTAATTTACATTTGGTAATTGTTTAGCTTGTTCATACAAAGCTTTAAACTGATCATCATTTGCTTTTTTAAAATCGTCTCCATAGACTTGTGTAGAGCTGTAGACATCTAATATAATATTAGGGTTTTTTACATCTTGCATTGCACGTAATAACACATTCAAACCTCTCCAAGGTGTGCAGTGATGTATTAATTTTATAGGTTCACCTTTTTTATAAATCTTTCTTACCGGAAAATCTTGAACACCATTTTTAATAACAACAGATCTATCAGTTGGTATATCAAAGAAGTATCTAAATTTTTCGTAGTTCCAGTGACTATTAAATACATACCAATCATATTCTTTATGTCTTGCTTTGTTACCAAAAAATTCCTGTAGATTTGGTTGATCCCAAGAATTCTTTTGCCAAAGTATATTAACTTTTGTTGGATCAATTGGAACTTTACCTGGTATGGATGTACAGATCTGTACTTGATCTAGTAATTCTTTTGGAACATGTTTATGGAGCATTTCCATTTGCAACTCCGTAGCACCTCTAGGTTCCATTATTTTTTAGTATGAATACCCATAGGAATTTTAGTAACTTTTATCTCAAGATCTTGTCTAAAATCATCGACAGTTGTATCTGTATTTGGATCAGCTACATCTGCATCAAACTCTGCTTTGTTTGCATAAACTTTTCCACTTCTTTTGTGTTTAACAATTTCTTTTGCTACTGCTGGTATTTTAGGTAAATCAGTCATAACTTTTTATAATGCTTTTAAAGTTATTTGTCTAGCCTTTTCCTTGACCTTTGTATCTACGGGTATTTTTTTGACGTTTTTCATTTTTATTTAACGATTTTTTATGTTTACGTGGACCTCTTTTCTTAGGCTTATCTCGAACTACAAAGTCTTTAAATTTTTTAGCCATTTTCTTGTGATCTATCTATTAAGGCATAACTTACAGCACCTGTAATTTCGTTAGCTGTAGCTGCTTGCATTTCAAGGACATCACTTGCTTCTAAGTTTAGAGATTCTTTAATTAAATTGTCGGTAGACTTGTTTAAAGAAACATGTCCTATTTGAACACGAGAAGCTCCTGATTTTGTTATAAATAAATCTGTATCTACACCACTTGCAGTATCGTGAACTGCTTGTACATTTTTAACAATAATAGTTCCATCTGCAGGACAAGTTAAAACTGTCGTAATATTAGTCGTAGTTAAATCAAATGTTTCGCTTTTATATCTAATTGTCATGACATAAAATAATTAAAGGTGTTTTGTTCATTTTTAATTTCTTCTTGATAGGAAGTATTTAACTTATCTTTAAGAGTTTGTAAAGATTGTGATACTTGTCTTTGATTGTCTTCAGTATAAACTGGTGTCGGTTCAGGAATTATAATATCTACTCTTGCCATTATGCTAAATCAGCTCCTCCACCAAAACCAGACATTCCTGATCCTCTTGATCCCTTAGATCCATCTGAAGTGTTATTGCCCGGCCCTCCACCTCTATGAATGTCTTGTGGTGTTGGTTGAATATTCATAATTTTTGGACTTGTTATTGTATTTAAAGTTCCTTGTGGATCTCTCTTAATATCTTTTTCAATAGCTTTTTGAACTCTTCTGTTTCTTATAATATTTGCAATTCCTCTAGCACCTGCAGGTAATAGTGATCCAACTGTCGTTAGTGCTCCTATTGGATTTGTAAAACCAAAAATGTTTGACACACCTAAAATACTTCCTGTTAAACCCTCAATACCCAGTCTTTCAAAAGCAAGATCTTGCACTTTATTCTTTGCTATGCTTTTCGCCACTTCTTTAAAATCAGGTAACCCCCTTGTGTCCTCTCCTGGAGTTATTTGCAAGCCCATAGGTGTTAAGGGTTGATTAACAAAAGAAGGTTGATAATTCTCAAAACCTGGCTGAGCCTGAATTTGTGCTAATCCTTGTTGAATTTGTGATTCAATTGGGTCCATTATCCTCTCATTCCATCTGGTTGTATATTTATTCTTGCCATATTTTATAATAACATTTATTATTTTACTATTCCACCCTTTATATTATTTTGATATTTTAAAATTTCCACTAATAATACATCTTTTAGTATCATTATTGTTTTCAACTTCATGAGGTATAAAAGAATCAAAAAAAACAATTTTATTTTTTTCTGGTTTTATCTTCGTTTCAAAATAAGAACAATAAGGAAATCCTGGATTATAAAAAATTGTATTAGCGGATTGTTCTGTACAATCTATGTACCAAATAAAAGAAATATGATCACAATTTTCATGATGTAAATGTATACCATGTCTTGATTCTTTTTCATATTTTTGACACCATATATCTATTAATTCTAATTTTTTAAATTTTTTTTGTAAACTTTTTTTTAAAAATTGAACCACCCATTCACTGTATAATTCTTTAAATAAATCTTTAAATTCACTATCGTTTTTTTCATCAAGATTGTGAAATGTAGAAAGCATTTGTCCTTTTTTATAATTAATTTTATTAATGAAATTAATTACTTGTTCATTAGCCTCTAAATAAGATTCATAAATATTACATGTAATTTGAATTTGTTTAATAAACATTAATATGTATTAGACTATCTCATTCCATCAGGTTGTATGTCTGCTCTAAAAGTTCCGTATCTCCAGTTTTGATCTGTTGAAGTGTTAGCTATTTTTAAACTAGCAAATCTAGATCTTGCACGTGTATCAACTTTATCAGTTGAATTAGTAACTGTAAATGGTCCAAGTGGAGAAGATGTTGAATTGTTAGAAGGATAGTTTCTTAAATTAATTGTTATTTGTGCATCTCCTGTCAGTAATTTAAAATCTGGAACAAATCTTTTCATACTCATAAACATTTGACCATCTCCTCCTGCTGATAAATCAAAATCACCAGATTGAATAAAAGCTGGTATTGCTGTTTTATTACCAACTGAATCTACTTCGTTATTACCAACTTCATGAGCATAATAAGTTGATGCACCATTTTGATTTGTAACTCCTTGTATTGTTGGAAAAGAAGGAGTACCTGTCGATGAAAATTCTGTTGCATAAGGATTATCATATAATGTAGCATCAAACCAAGTAGTTCTTGAAAGTGATCCAGTCGTCCAAGTATTTTCTGTGTAGTTATAAGTTACAACTCTATCAATTAATGTTGATCCAGACTTAGGGTAGAACCAACTAATCTCTTCATAAAGATGATTGAGTCCTACATAAATTTGTTCTCCATTAGCGTAACTCAAACCTAGATTGTCTCCCTTATCTGTAAATACAAAATCTTCAACTAAACATGGCACTGATTTAACTGTACCATCGTATACAAAAAATCCTCCCGCTTGACCCATCCACCAAACAGCTCCGTTTACATATTTAATAGAGTGTTGACCAATAGCTCCACAATTACTTCCAACTTGTCTTATTGAAAATGTAAATGGAGGACCAACAAACTGCATTACATAAGCCGATGTGTCAGTTAAAATTAAAATATAATCTTTACCTCTTACAGCCCCTACTATTTTTGTACCTGAATCTATTCTAAATGTACCAGCAGTATTAACTGAAGTTGGAGCATAATCAGATATGTTTTCTTGATCTGAAAATCTTATAAACATTTTATCTTGAGTATTTGAAGTCCCAATTGTAGTTTCTGTTCCAAGTATTACTAAATGTCTATCTCTTTCAGAAACGATAGACATAACAGATTTAGTTGGTGCTCCACTAACGACAGTTGCTCTTGTGGTTAATGCAGCGGGTGCATTACTTATAGTATCCCACTCGAATGTTTTACCATCTTTTATTGTTGCAATTAATTTTGATCCAAAATGATCTAAAGACCATGATGCAGACTCTAAAGTTACTCCACCAGTAAGTGAAGCCGATCCCCATCCAAGATAAACTTCAACAGAAGCTCCGCTCGCATGAGCTGATCTAGTGCCTGCTACAGCTCTAGTAATTCCAGTTAAATCATTTGTAGAAATTCCAGTGTATGAAATAAATTCTGCTCCAACTTTTATAGTTCCAGATGTTGGAAAACCAACAACAGAAGATAATGTAATTGAAGTTCCTGATCCTCCAGTCCCAGCAGTGTCATCTTGTAGTAAACCATTTAAAGTTGAGATAACTCCTGCAGACCCACCCCATCCAGAAGTACCATAACCAAAACCAGCAGTTTGACTTAATGGTCCTACTTTAACATAAGGATTTATTGTTGCTGCTCCACTTGCTGCAACAGTTGTACCAGCATTAGCCGCCATAGTGATTGTAAATGTATCTTGACTTGGAACTGTCACGACTTCAAAAGTATTTGTAGTAAAATCTGCAGCCACATAGCCTGCTCCTACTGGAGGTGTAACAGAAGTAAATGTAATTAAATCTCCTGCAGATAATGTGTGAGCAATTTTATTTACAGTGACAGTTGGACTTGTGTTAGCTGTTGTAAAGGTTGCTCCAGTTATTGCAGAGTCTAAAGGAGTAATATCGTAGAATGCATTTTCAAAATAAATTATTAAAGCCTTATTAGTACCTATAGCCGAGTATCTTCTACCATCTAAATCAGCCCAAACAAGTTGATCTCTTGCTGCACCGACTAGTGTATTTGAAGTTATTTGTTCCCAACCCCCTATTTTTTCTGGAAGACCATATCTAAACCTAACAAAATCTCCATCAGTCCACTGGCCTTCTGCTCCAGTTTCTGTGACTTGTTTGTTAAATCCAGGTCTTATCTGTACATTTGTTAAAGGCATAGGGTATTATACCTTATTAAGACACCTTATTAAAGATTGTCATTAGGCTTTTCAATTTTAATTTTTTGGTTTTTTTTTGATGTTATACTATTTGTTTTTTTATCAAATTTTTTTTGAAACTCAAAAAATAGACCCATAAACAAATTAATAAAATGTTTTAAAAACTCAGTAGATAATGTTAATTTTTTATGTTTAGAGATAATATCTATTTCTTCTTTAGAAAATATTATTTCTCCAGAACCGTCTTCTTTTTGATTAATTTGCATTTTGTGGGCAACTCCAAAATTGACGTTTATCCATGTAATAATCTTTGTATTTTCCTTCAGCGTCTACATAATGTAGAAAAGCTTGAAACTGATAATCTCCAAAAAACTCATTTCTCCAATGCTCAACTTCAGAGCCTAAATAAATAGCGGCATCTCCTTTATTTAAATTTAATTCAACTCCGTCCATAACTATAGGCCATAATGTTCCGTCTCCATTAATATTTACTGTAACACTTATTTCACAAGATGGTCTATCAGTATGTTTTTCTAATACAGCAAATTTTGTATAAGTTCTCCAAAATGAATAAGTAGGTAATAATTTTTTATTAGTTTCTTTTTCAATTAAATGTTTTTTACTTAACATTAACGACTCCATTAATTTGTCTCCATAAAAATAAGTATCTCCTACATTACTTTGTCTAAAATCAAAACTATCTAAATTAATTCTATGTTTTATTTCACAGTAATGAGACATTAAATTAATTTCATCCATTGATAAAAAATTTTTAATTATTTTATATTTAAATTCTTTTCCTATTGTGCCCATGCTACTACAGAATACCTTTCTCCTTTTGTAACTTCTTTGACTGAATGTGGGTATAAAAAATTACTCGGCCAAACAATTATTCTATTTCTTTTCTTTTGAATCACTGTAACATCATCAGAGTTTGGGTATTTAAAATGTAAATCTCCTCCTTCATAATCATCATTAATAAAATAAATACAACTCAAACTTCTATTAGTAACCGCACAATCATCAACATGAAATTTATAATGCCCACTTTTTACATATTTTAAAATTTGAATATCATTAATTAAAAATTTTTCATCTAATTTAAAAAGACGAGCATAAGCATCTACATAATTTTTAAAATTAAAATTTAAAAAATTTGCCCAATGTACTTTTGTCATACTTGTTTCATTTAAAGCAGACAAAGTGATGCTCAAAGTTTTTCTTATTTTTTCTTCTACAATTGATTTATTATTTCCAATAACTCCTGCTTTTTCAAATTTAAAAGTTTTTACTAGTTTTGTAAAATTGTCTAGAACATTTTCATTTAAAACATTATCGAATTGTACAATGTATTTATGTAAATCGTTTTTTACTTCCATGATTTTTTCTTCCAAAAATGTTCTTTGTAATTATTTATAAATAGTTTTTTTAAAAAAAACATATTTGTTTTCTTTGTTTCTTTACTGATAGGATCAATTTTCATTTTCCACTTATCTCTTTTAAATGGTATCACTTGACAATATGGAGTGCCTCTTTTTATTGTAGTTTTTAATGTAGGATATTTATCACCATTCACAATAATTGGGAAATTAATTTCTATATTAAATGTATCTGTGTCAACAATACCTGAAATTATAGAAAATCGATCATCACTATTATTTAATGGTGAAACAAAAAGAGTTGAATATCCAGGCGGTGTTTTTATAAACCATGGATTATTAATTTTATGAATAGGTAGATTTTTATTTTTTTCAAGTAAAGGACTTTCCTTAACTTGTGTTGTTGCATGAAAAGACCCAAACTTATTATAATTTAAATTTATTTCATCTGCTAAATCAGTGTTTATTTGAGAAGATTCAAATCCAGTGTTTTTTACACCTATTGTGTCTACATTATGTTCAATATAATAATCAACAGGCATTTTTAAAATATAACCAGCTGTTAGTGTATCTAAAAAAGGCATACATCCTTTAACAGTTTCGTTATTTTTTTTATGCTCTAATTTTTTAAACCAAGCAGGGATATTAAATACGCTTGGAATTGGAAAAATGTCTTTATTATTATCTATATATTTTTTACTTGCTCTAAAAGTAATAGTTTTGTCAAACATTATTACTTATAAAATAATTAAGGAATTTGTAAAGTATTAATATAATCTATTGAATTATCTTCGCAATATTTTTCCCATGTAGTATTTAGGGGATAATTTATTGATGAGTAATCGTATGTATTTAAAGTTGTGTAATAAGAGTTTATTGTTGAATAAAGACTTTTAGATTCATTAACTCTTTGAATAAAATTTTTAAAAAGTGGTTTAATGTTCTCAATGTATTGTTTAAGTTCATCTTCATTTTCATAACTAATGGACATATCTGAATCTGTTATAGTTACACTACCCTCTGAAATAGAAGCCCAAGCTGAATCATTTTTTAATTTAGAAAAATCATCATCACTTATATCGATAGCCTCGAATGGTGGAAAAGAAACAGCTATTTCATTTTTTTCAACATCGTTTGAAGCAATTTTATGAATCTGATTATTAATTGTAATTATATAAGCCATTCCTATTGTCCTCCATCATCAAAAAATTGTAAAAACCCAGCTGAACCTGCCTTACCTGCTCTAGTAGTTGCGTTAGGACTTGATGAGCCACCTCCTCCTCCACCAGCTACAGATATTCCTAAGTAACCAGAAGGTAAAACGAAATCAGCATTTGAGGCTGGTGAGTTCGGCACGTTTGGTGCAGCCACATTTCCATTTCCTGTACCTAAGCCTGCTGCTCCGCCTGACGCTGTGAATAAAGATCCTACGTTAGTATCTCCACCTGCACCTCCGTTTACACCATTGTTTTGATTACCAGAAGGTCCACCTGCACCTCCTCCTCCAATATTGTAGGCATAGGTTGTACTTGCTGCAAGAGTTCCTGAATAAAACGCAAACTCAGCACTCCCGCCTGAACTACCACTAGCTGCTGGATTTCTTACAGTTCCTGATCCACCACCTCCTCCTCCTGCCGAAGCATAAGCATAAAATTTACTTGCATTTGCTGGAGTAGCGACGTTTGTTGAAACTGGTCCGCTTGAAAGAATTCTTGGAAAATATGATCCGTCCCCACCTGCTCCTGATGAGGCTGCTGTAAGTCTACCTTGAGCATCTACAGTAATGTTAGCAGTTGTGTAAGACCCAGCACTTACTGCTGTGTCTGCTAATTTAGCAGCCGATACTGCATCATCTTCAATCATATCTGTAGCTACTTGAACTTCTCCTACTGCTCCAGCAGAAGCTGCTCCAATTACTCTGTTAGCAGTTGTAGTGTCTTGAATTTTTGCATAAGTAACTGCATCATCTGCAATTTGTGCAGTTGCGATTGTTCCTGTAATATTAGCAGCAGCAACTGTGCCACCTAAAGTGTCTAATGAAATTTCGTTTAAATTTGTACCATCTGTATATGCAGCATAAATTTTTGCAGCATCTAATGTAAATCCAGTTCCTGAAGCAGTTTTAATTGTTAAATTAGTTGGTCCGCTAACAGCAGAACAATCAAATATATAAAATTTTTCTATTGTATCTGGAACAGTAACAGTCGATGCTCCAGTAAGTGAGCCAGTAAATTTAATGACCATATTTCTTGCAGTTGAAATAGTTTTATCAGTCATTGCAAGAGCAAGGTTTCCACCATCATTAAGTGCTAATGATTCAAAACCAGCTACTGCTTGTTGAATTAAGTTTAAGTTATTATTTGTATTATCTCCCCATGTACCAGCGTTTTCGCCAGTGACCATAAGTTCAAGTTTTAAATCTGTTGAATATGCTGATGTCATAAATTTTTATCTCCTAAATATTATAATTTTACCTTAATCAAGCTGCTAAATCAACCTCTGACCAAATATTATTTACTCCAGGATCAATTTCTTGCCACGAAGTAATACTAACTGTTCCAAGACTAGCTGTCAATTGTATACCAGTTACATCAATTCCAGCTGTCCCAGTAACAGTAACTGCTCCCATTTGTGGAGCTATTGATAAACCAGAAACACCTATCATTTGTCCAGGTATTTCTGAAGGAGTACCTAACGATGCAGTGATTTGTTGTCCAGTTACTGGTTCATTAGTTGATTGAATTAATGTAAAAGTACCCAAAGACATAGTTGCTTGAATACCAGTTACATCTACTGGTGTTTTTAAGCCCGCTATAGTATTACCGATTGATCCAGTTAATTGAGAACCAGTGACATCAACAGTTGCAAGTCCTTCTATAGTAGGAGTTGTTGTATTAATATCTAATTGATCTTCTGAAGCAAGTACAAATATATCTTGGTCAATTTGAATTGAGAATGATGGATTTGCATAAGTAGAGTTTATTTGTAAACCAGAAACTGAAACATCTACATCTGTAAATGCATTTGCAGCTGGGAAATTTATTGTAGAAGTTATTTCTTGTCCAACAGCAATAGCTGAATAAGCTCCACCCCAAGCTAAATTACCCCATGTTCTTCTACCCCAACCAATACCAGTTAATAAAGAATCATCGACTGTAGCAGATCCTATTGATGTAGCTGCTTGTAGATTTGTAGAAGTAAGTTCTACTCCAATACCAACTACTTCTTCTCCACCAGTAATTGCTATTTGTTGTCCAGTGACTGATTGAACTATTGATGTTCCGCCTAAAGCACTTGGTTCTCCAAATGCCATCTGTCCTAAATTAGTTACAGATACAGAAACATCAACAATTATATTTTCTTGAACTGTTCCTATAGATGAAGTTAGTTGTGATCCAACGGCAACTGGTTGAGAACCAGAAAGATCACCCCATTCATTTTCACTCCAAGTGTCTCCACCCCAACCAACTTGAAGTTCTCCATCAGCAACTATTGTTCCAATAGAAAAAGTTGCTGAAAGACTGGTGCTACTTAAGGATACATTTTGATCACCGAGTGTACCCCAGTTTTGGAAACCCCATGTTTGTGAACCCCAAGTAGCAGCCATATCATTTTATATCCTTAAGCTAATCTCAAAATAGCAGCAGAAGTTGTAAATGCAGGGAATTGAATAGTAAAAGTTCCCGATGTTGCAGTTTTATCACTTCCAAAATCTAACACAGCAACTGCATCAGTAGTATTTGAACCACCATCAGTAGTTGTGTTGTAAATCAAAGCTCCTCTTGCAGTAAGAGTTACTCCTACAAAAGATAGATCAGCAAAATCAGTAATAGCTATTGCTGAAGATACTTTAACACCTTGGTTAACTAAAGTTCCACCGCCTGCTGTGTATCCAGATGATGATACTTCATTTCCTGTTGTATAGTTTTCAGTTGAAGCACCTAAAGTTGCTTGTGATGTAAACATTGCTAATTTATATGTGTCCGATGATGTATCGAAATCGTGTTTTCCTTGAAGTAATTCTTTTTTAAAAGAATTACAAATTGCGTTTGTTGTTATTGCCATAATTATTCTCCTTAATATGTTGTGTTTGGAGTAGGTGATGGAATTTTAACTCTTGGAACTCCGTCATCGTACTCCCCTCGTCTTCTTCTACCCATTTGTTGTAGGGCAAAATTCTGTACCTCTTCATTGTACTTCTTTTCGTATAGATTGTACATATCCATAGGACCTTTTAAATATCTAAAGGCTTCTGTTAAAACACCATGTAATAGCATTGATTCTTGATAAGTAGAAATAAAAGTATTATTGCTTGATGTAAATTGTGGTGCATCTTTAATATAGTTGATTTGAACTGTTAATGCAGATGATGGAACAGGTGCAACTAAAATAGTAAAATCATCCCAATTAGCATAATATTTAGGAGTTCCTGTAGCTCCACTGCCGTTGTATTCAGAAATAAAACTAGTATCTCTTTTTTCTAAAAAAGTTCTATTATCAGAACCGTCTATTACTTGAACAGATCTTAAAACTAATGAATCTGCAGGAATTGTTACATATCTATTATTTGCTGTAAAGTTTGAAGTAGAATATTTTCTTAAATCATCGTAATCTACCTTACCCGCTATATCTAACTCAACAGATCTTATAAAATCTTGAATTATTGCATCTGATAATACATTGTTATCTACTTCTGTGTAATTTCTTACCTGTGTTAAAAAATTTGAATATGTAATAGCCATTATGTTATTGATACCTCCACTTTACCTAAAACTATATTAACACGTCTTCTTCTGTTTTGTAATGATGGATCTGCTGGAATCATAGCTGAAGTTCCTTGGTTATCAAATGCAAAATCACCAGGAAGAGTAAGATTAGCAACACCTACTGAAGCACCGCCTGAATCTGCTAAAACACCACTTCTATTTTTAGGTTGTTGAAATTTTTGTGGTCTTGTATTTTGTAAAGCAATTGCATCAGCTGTGGAATGTCTTCTTCTAATTTGAGGATGCTTTGGTTCAAACTCAGAATAATGAACTAAAGATCCGTTCCATTCTTTTACCATTTCAGTATATGGAAATGCCATTCCCGATCTATCTGATATTGCTTGACTTCTTTTACCTGTTGCCCATTTTGCCATAATTATATTCCATTAGGATAAAAAGATTGAGGAGTAATGTATGTTGAAGTTCTTTGACCATCTTCATCAAGAGCTCTTTTAAGCTCGTCTTCATAAACTAATTTATTTTGTTGTACAAGTTGTGGTGCTTTTTTCATAGCAATGTAATAAGCTAAACCCGCACACATACACGGTAAAAATCTGTAAGCAACATCGGCATCGTTTGTGTATGCACCAGCATCTTCAATTCTTTTTATCACATAATATTTTAATGTGTTGTAAGTATTTAAATTAGGAGCTTGGTATAAATAAATTTTAGGTGTAGTAAGCCTTTCCACATAATATTGTGAAGGTTGTCCTAATGCTAATTTATTAGGTAATGCTGCATATGCAGATCTATCAATTTTTGTTAAAGAAACATCCTGCGTGTTAATTCCATCTGCTGCTGCTGCAGTTGAAGATACAAAAGCTTCAAGCACATCATTAACATCAGCTGCAACTGAATACTCAGCTTGGCCACTTACCAAAGATGCTTCGTGTAGATCTACTTTCCATAAATGAATACCTCTGTTACCCCATTCAGCAAACAAAAGATCTAAACTTCTTCTAGCAGATCTTAGATCATATCCCGCATTTGTTGTTAAACCACATCTTTCATAACCCTCATCTATAATTTCATCGATATTTAAGTTAAATGATGTTGTCCCTGAAGTTGCCATTTAAATCCTTTTTACGGTTGTACAATTTCTTGGATTGTATCATTTTTTGACTAAATTTTGAAGACCTTAGGCTTTTTGCTACGTAATTTCGCGATGACACGTTGTTTTTTCTTTTTTTCATCTCTTGCACCTCTAAGTTTACCTTCAACTTGTTTTGATATCTGCCCACGTGATATTGCCATTATATTAAATCCCTAGCCTTTCCTATTATTGGTTTATCTTTAGTTTTTGGTATTTTATTTAAAATTCGTCCATACTTAGGCCACCCAAACTTACTAGGACTTTCGCCAACATATCTCCAACGAATAACTCCTGTGTTTGGATTTCTTTCGTATATTTTTCCTCTTGTAATAGCCATAATATTTAATTATTTATTTTATACCATCCAGCAATAACAAATCTAGTGTTAGAGATAACTTTTTTTACACCATGCTTATAGTAATTACCATCAAAGAATATAGACCTTTTTTTTAAAGGCTTAAATATTAAATCATTTTCATAGTAAGTATTACCACCTTCATAATTATCATTTAAATATGTAATAGAAGATAAACTTGTTTTACTACTTGCAGTATCAAGATGAAGATCTTGATAACTTCCTTTTGGCCATTTTACTATTTCATACCAATCAATCTTTGAATTATTAATACTAAGAGCTTGATTGTTAAGTTTATTTTTTAAAAAATTTAAACGATCATCTTGTTGATCAAGAGGTAGAGGAAAAACATCACGGAAAGTCTTTGCATAATGTTCATTATTTTTATAAAAATTAATTAAATAATTACACTCTTCATCAGTTAAAAAATTATCAACAATTTGAGTTATCATTTTATTTTTTAAACTAAATCTACCGCTTTTCCTATAATTGGTAAATATTTTGTTTTTTTAGAATCTTGGTCTCTGTATGCTCTCATGTATTGACCTCTTGGTTGAAAAGGCACCCAACTTGCATGTATCCATCCGCTGTTAGGTTCGCCAGGCGTGTAGTATTCGAGGATCAATTGATCTGTCCCACAGTTCATTTTTACCCAATCAGCAACTTCTGCATTGTCTACTCCTAAAACTTCAAAATCACAAGCCTCAGCTTTTGAGTGCTGACTGGTCAAACTTGATCCTATAGCAACACATAACTCAGGTGAACGAAACCCACTGGTCACCTTGACTCTACCAAAATGATCACGGACTGGTTGTAATACATTTTCACATAGTGCTTTTAATTTTTCTACTTGATCAGAATTAGGATTATTATCAATTCCCTTACGTATTGCTGTATCTGATTTAATTAATTCTTGAAGTGTAAAATTACGACTTAGATTCATAAAAACTCCTATTCTAATATTAACTTTTTTATAGAGAAAGATCCATCTATATTTGTCTCAAGTTCTGCAGAACCAGTATAACATTTATAAGATACACTTTCTGAATATTGTCTTTCCGCCTGACGCTTACCACGTAAACACATAGCCATCGATTCTTGAATACGTGCCTCATTAATACTTCCATTAACAAACATAAGCAAAGCTACCACAGACTCTATCATAATATTTTACCTTTGTTGGTTCCTTGCTTGATAACATATTTTTGTGTACCATTTTTGCCAGTTTCAACTTCCTTTTTTAAATTTTTTATAAAGCTCATTTGTTTAGCTTTCTTTTCCATGTCTTCCATGTATTGTATAATTTTTCTAGTTACTCGTTCCATTTTTATATACTATCTCTCTGTTGGCATCTTTTAATTCTTCTACATCTACTAATAATTTATTAATCTGACCTTCCATAAATTCTATTTTTAATTTATTACTCATATTCATTTCAATATTTTCAGCTATATTTAGACGTTCTACAATCTGAAAGTAACCCATGGTGCCAAGTGCTACGATAATTATTAATGAAACTACCGTCTTCATAGGCATTTGCACAGCTGCTTCTTCTCCGATATGTAATGGTTTATTGCTCATTTATTTTAGGTTTTGGTAATGGTAGTATAAAGTCTTTTGGTGGTATTTTCAACTTACTCTTCTTTGATTTTATGAACTTATCTCCCATTAAATTGATTTCTGGGTTTTCTTTTTTGTAGTTATCTTTCATATCATCCCAGGCACTTTTAGAATTCTCTGGTCTACCTCTATCAACTGCAGGAGTTACACCACTACATTTTGATACCAATAAAGCAAAGTTTTCATTTTGTGCAAGACTAGGATTAGCATTAACTCTACCACACATCTTCATTAATTCTAATTGTTGTTTTAAATTTGCATTTTCTTTTTGTGTCTTACAGTCTGTGCCTAAATATTTTCTGTAAGTAAATCTTAAATATTGTTGTTCGTTTGTACTATTATCACTGTAATTATAATCAGTATCTCTTTGTCGTTAAGATATTCATTTTTAGAATGTGCAGGTCCACCAAACAAAGCTAGTAGAGTTATCATTATAATTAGTATTGCAGTAAATCTGTAATCCATCCTGAGACTCTCCATACATTACCTATTTAAATCCTTAATATCATAACTGTGTTCTCTAACTTGATCTGCTAGTTGTCTGTATAAATTTTCTGCCATCTGCCACGTAGATTCTGCAGAAGTTAGTCTGGTGTTTTGATCTGTAATTTTTTCTTGGGCTGTATTTAAATCTCTTGTAAGATTTATTATGTCTTGTTGATTTGAATTGATAGTGTCTGTAAGATTAACAATATATCTAACACCAGTAAATGTACCGACTAGCACTGAAGCTACCACAGGTACCATTACAATATTTTTCTTTAATAAATCTGCTAAGTTCATTATTTTACTTTTTCTTTTTTTTATCTGTAACTATATCAGCTATTTTCTGTATCAAATTATCTAGATAGCCTAATATTTTATAAATTATTTTATCAATCATTTTTTAACATCATTTTCAAAAGACATATCAAGTGCATAATCCTTATAAGACTCATATGTTCTTTTTTCATCTTTTTCTTTTACCTCGTAAAACATTTTTTCACTATCTTCTGTAAGCCAGTCTTTGTTTTCAACATTCCATTTTGTAGTTTGTACCGAATAGTCTGGAACATCGTCACCAACAGTGTAGTTAGGAGCATCCCACAAAATACGGTTATTAGGCTGAGCTGCATAATTGCCGTCATCAAGAGCCAATATATGCGCACACTTATGTTCAGCGGGTATTTCAGAATGTTCCGTATCCAAAATGTTTCCTTCTGGATGGCCCCAATCAATGGTAAATAAATATTCGAACGGATAATTTTTTTTATCTTTTCCATAATACTTTCCTCGTTTACCTCTTAAAAAACTAAAGCAATGAACACTAGGATAATAGCTAAAGCAATTCCACAGTTGAAGCTGGTCGATTGGCATATCAGGCACTTTGGCTCTATCATAACGTTCTTGGAAAAACGCTGAGATAGGCAAACGCCAAAAACACGCGCCATTTGGTAACATGATGTTAAATAAGATAGCACGGTCGGTAATAGATGTAATACCGAAGATGCAACAGTCTTCGCTTTCGCCATTATGTTTTTTAAGATCATATAAATACTCCTTCCTTATCTTGCAGTATATAGGTGGTATATCAGCATTCAAGTACGCCATAAGTTAACATTTCCATCTTCTTCTTGCTTGTCTTAATCTTGAATTAGGGTCTTTAGCCGCTTTTGGAAACTTTTTCATTTGTCCAGCACTTCTTGCACAGTATGATTTTCTACGTGCTGCTCTTTTCTTTCCTGGATTATCTTCTGTAACAGCAGTGCTAAGTTTACTTCCAGGGTTTTTTCTTCTATATGCTGCAACACCTGCAGCAGTCATACCTGCACCACTTTTAGTAGATCTAAAATTTTTCTTGTTTCTAGCAGGCATATTATCTCCGCCTCTTTTTAATTTTAACATACCACCAAGTGCTTTTTTCTTTTTTAGGAAAGTAGACATTGGTATTTCTTGGAACCTATCCATATCAGCTCTCCATGATGCTGCAGAACCTTCACTTCCGTATCTTGATAAACCCATACCTCTAGCAGAATTTGCTCCAGGTGTTTTTACGTTATGTGTTTGAAAAGCACTACCTTTTTGTGATTGTTTTTTGATAGGAACCATCTTATCATTTCTAGCTCCTGCTCTAATGTTGTAAGCTTTTAAAGATTTAGTTCCTTGACCTGCTTTTTGAACATTAGCTTTAGATTTTTTATTTGATGCAGCACGTTTTAAACTTTTGACAAGATCAACAATTTTCTTACCTGCGTATTTACCGCCTGCATATGTTAATTTTAATTTACTCATTTTACGTAAACGTAATTGAAATGTTTGGACAGTTAGTTACTGTGACGTGAACACCTTCTTGAAATAAAATACCTGAACCTGGAATATAAAGATCTAAACCCTCTGTTCCAAATCCGTAAGTAGCTATTGTATCTCCTGATGCTCCGCCACTTCTAAAAACTAATAATGCTGATGCAACACCTTCTCCTTGAATAGAAGTAACTCTTGCTCTTCTTCCTGTTGGAACTAATTGAGCAGTAGCTGTAGCATGGGCATTACCCTGATCTGATGAAAAACTTCCTCCACCTGACATAAATTATCCGTTCTGTCCTGTTAAGTTTGGTCCTGAAAATTTATCAGTAAACAATGTAACCGCAGTAACATTTGTTGCAGTAGATAAGTAAACACCTGCTGGAAATAAAATACCATCTTCAGGTAATGAAAAGTTTACTACATCTCCGTTTGGAACGTCTACTGTTAAAAGATTAGTTCCACCTGAAGAAGCAGATGTATTTAAATTTACTAAACCTGCACCACCACCACTATTAGCTACAATAATACCTTTAAGTCTCACAGGATTAGCAATTACTACTGTTGATGTTGCAGTTCCTGCTACTCTTGTTGCTTGTATGTCAGCTTTAATCGCCATGTTAATCTCCTAGTTTGTGGCTCTCCGAAGAGAGCCACTAATTATTTATTATTGATCGTCAAAAGGTGTTGTAAGTGTACCTGTTGCGTTAGTCAAACCTTGTACTAAATACAAGTTTGCTGCAACTGCAGTAAACTTAAGATAAGTTCCTTTTAAACCACCTGTCGTAGCAACAGCTGCTCCAGCTTCACCATTCAAATTAATTTCATTGTTAGTAGCCGCAGGAACCCATTGTTTACCTGCTGTAGAAGCAGTAATACCCGCAGTAATCATACCAATAAATTTATCATCAGTGTTTGCTGTTTGAATTGTACCAGTGAAATCATCTGTAAAAAGAATTTCAAAAGTTGTACCGATTGTGTTTGCATTATTTGGATCACTTCCAGGTCCTGCAACAGCAGAATCAGCAGTAGCATTAATCGCTGGTATTGTGATTGCAGTTGGTGTTCCAGCTGGATCCATAAGCATTAGTCTTCCAGCATTAGCAGCTACTGTCATGTCAGTTGCTAAAGTGTTTGCGACTACCGCATTAGGCCCTAAGTTAATAAAACCATTTTTTGATCTGACTGGTCCGTCAAATGTAGTATTTGCCATAATATTCTCCTTTGTATAGCATTAAATTTTGTAGTCTCTATACCGTCTGCCTAGCCAGTCTACAAAATAATTATTAATTCTAGGTGTTTTTATTATACACAAAAAAAAAGGGGCTCGAAAGCCCCTTTTAATATACTGTTAGTATCTATTAACTAGTTGGTAAATTTCCGTTACCAAAAACACATCTTGGATCAGAAAATCCAAAAGAGTATCTTTCTCTAGCTTTAAATCTCATGTTACCAGTATCGAAGTCACCTTCCATCGCAGTTTTGATTGGTGATCTAACGAACATTTTCAGTCCATTAGGCACATCAGTCAACAAGAAGAATGAATCAGTATCAGTTAAAAAGTTATTAACTGAATAACCTTCTGGTACCATTCCCATGTTGTTAATTGCGTTGATGTCATTGTCGGCAGTTCCAACTCTCATTGGCGACTTCATGATTCTTTCAGCAGTAAATTGTAATTCTTTTGGAATTATCATTTTTCTACCAGAAGAAGCAATTTTTAAGCCTCTTTCATCGACAAAGCCAGCAATGTCAATTAATGACTGCTCTAACGAAGTTTCATTAAGGTCTGCAGCTACTGCTAAAACATTTGAGAAAGTTCCGCCTGTAGCTAATGGGTGTGAAGCATTAATTAATGATACTCCGTCTCCACCAGTTACTGCAGCTACTTGCGCATTGTTTAAAACATTTGCAGCTTTAGTTTGCTTCGTGTTTGCCATAGATCTTGCAAGAGCTCTTGTGTATCTGCCCGCAAGTCTATCGTATAGGTTATCTTCGATTGCTTCCTCAGTGATTGAGAATGCTAACGCGATTGTTTCGTGATTGTATCTTGCTGTGAAAGTTTCACCTGCTTGATCAAACACTACTCCAGCACCTTCTTGTTTAGTTGGTGCAGAAGCGAAACCGCTTAACATTACTTCCTCTTCGAAAGCTCTGTCAGATGTTTCAGTAGGTGCCACTTCTATAGAAGTGATTGTTGATTCTAACAAGAATATTAGCATTGGCAGAACCAGTGTCTGAGTTGTCAGGGTCTTGCGAAATGTCGATCGCTTGTATTGCGAAAGTAGTCGCTGTACCTGAAACTGATACATCTAGTTGTGCTTTTGATATTCCTGTCTGTGTTACACCTGTAGTGTTTGTAACAGAATAGTTCTGAAACAAATCCGCTCTAGCAAAAGTCGCATCTGCGTCTACAAGAAATACTGCATCTGGATCGTCAACAACAAACGCTGTAATGTCGCTTGCTACGATTGAACCAGGATAGTAGTTCGAGTAAGTTGGCTTTTGAGTAGTTGGATCTGTATAAAAACATCCGTTAAAAACGCCCACAACAGCTTCTGATGTGTTAGCAGCATGTACTTCAATGTTACCGCCAGTTACTGGTTGAACCAGGTCACCTTGGTAAATTGCAGTTCCGTAGTTACTAGCAATCGTGTATCTGTTTTGAGCACCCACTAATGGTGTACCGTCTAGTTTTCTGTACGGTCTTAGACCGAACTTTTCACTTACGTTTGCCATAGTTGTTTTCTCCTATTATGTTTATATTATCCAAGCTAACTACGGTAGGTAATGCAAAAAAATTATTTTTTACGACTACCACCAAAGGTAACTCTAGACTGCCTATCAATATTGATCGGCATGTCCGGGTGTTGCTCCTTCATAAGATCTCGATCTATCGCGTCTGTTCTGTCTTGAGTAATTTTTTTAAAATACTCAGCACGACTTTTCAATATCTCCTCCGGTATCCTTGCCAACACAAGGCCACCAATTCCGATTAGACCAGCATGTTTACCCTCGTGAATAACTGGAAAATCATGTTCACCGATCTCACTTATAATGGTTTCGGCTTTAACAAATTCCCATCCTTCTCTTAATTTTTTAGATACATTACCTGGATCTTCAAAACCGTTAGTAGAAGTTCTTATCCATCTGTGTGCGTAACCTTGCGGTGCAGCTGGCGCATCCAAACTGGATGGTGGAGTCCAATCTTTCTTTCTAGAAAGTTTAGTTCTAGATTCAGACTCGCGTGAAGTTTTTATTTTATTTTCCATGTTAGGCTCCTTCCTTCACGTATTTTGCGTATTCCTCTAGTGGCACCCCTAATTTCTTAGCGATAACTACCTGCGATTTGGTGAGTTTCACAGACTTGCGTCCACCTGATCTTCTGCTAACAGAAGCTACGTTTTGGACGGGTGCAGCTTTTGTTTTTTCTTCAGTAGAAGATTCGGCAAATTTCTGAGGGAAATACTCCTTCATACGTTTGTTGATTTGATTATAATAGGCATCAGTCTCCGCGTCAATTCCCTCCTGCAACAGGTCTTCATGTATTCCCATAGCAGCAGAAGTTAATACTCTGTCAGATCCAAACCATTCATTATCAGTAGCCCATTCTTGAGCCCTTGTGCTAATTTGTGGTGCTGGAGCTTGTTCTCGAGCTTGTTCAGCAGGTTGTGATTCTACTTCTTTATTCTTAGACTCTTTATCTGCAAGAGTCATAGAAACTTTTTCCTTTTCAACAGCTAATTTTGTCAGCTTGTCCTGAGCTTCCATAATTTGTTCTGCGTCTTGTGAATCTAATGCGACTTTTAACTCAGACTTAGCTTTGTCTCTTTCTGAATCAATTCTAGCATTGTATTCTTTAAGGTAATTAGTATCAGTTTCTTGAAATTTCTTTTCAGAATTTTCGTACTGACTTTTTAAACCTTTAGCATATTCAATTGCAGCACGTTCTCTACGTTCTGCTTCTTTAGCTTGAAAAGTTAATCTTTTTATTCTTTTTTGAACTTTTTCAGAATAGTCTTGAAGACCTGTGTCTTCCTCTTCTTCTTTTTGTTCAAATTTAGATTCTTCTTTTTTCTCTTCTTCTTTAGCTTCTTTTAAAAGCTCTTTAGCAGTTTTATCACCAGTTACATCAGTATAACCAAGATCAACTTCTTCTTTTTTTTGAAAAGCTTCGTCAACATCTTTTGGTGTTTCAACTTCTATTGTTTGATCATTGACACCATCTGTGTCAATTTCAACTTCATTTGTTTTTATTTCTTCTGCCATTTAGTCCTCCTTAATAATGGTGCAAAATATCGTTGGGGTTGTTTATTTTAGAAATGACTTCATCATCATTTAATACTCTTACTTCTCCTCCGTCTATTTTGAATCTTGAACCCGCGTACCTACTAAAAATAATCCATTCATTTAGTTTACACCAAGGCCCTTTAGGAAATTTTTCTTTATCAATATAACAAAGATCTCCCATTTTTAATACTAGACCACACACTGTAGTCATTTGTATTGTTTCTTGTGTTGTATCAGATAACCAAAGACCACCTTTAGTTTTTTTAGGCCCTGCATAAGGCAAGACTAAAATTCTATATCCAGTTGGTGTTGGTAATTTATCTAATGTTGATTTGTCGATCGCTTTAGGATCCAGGACTGTTTCTACTTCATCTTTAGCCTTGTAGGCATCGAGAAGTGCCTCAGTCCGTTTCGGTGTCTCCGTGGACTTGTTCATCTTCATACTCCGTTGTTGTCAGCAGGTCTTTAAGATCCTGTTGCAGATCTTCTAAAGATCTGATTTGACCCCTAACATATTGTAGTTTCTCCATGGTGTCAACACCATATATAGCGTGATCTCGAAGTCGTTGAAGATTCTTTTTTACTTTTCTCTGTACTAATGAAATTGTATCTATGTCCATTATACTCTTTGTAAACAAATTTTGTTTTCACCAGATTCAAATGTTTTAAAATCCCAGTAAGATAATGTTTTAGCAATTGATTCCATACCATATTTTTTATAGTCATCAAATATAAACCTCGTGCCTTTTCTTGATCTATCAGCAAACCACACAGCTTCTCTCACAACATCTTTTGTCATATGAGGCCCATCAAAATGAACTAGATCAAATATCTTTTTTCCGTTGTTAAAAAGATTCATAAACATGATATCGGTCATGTGATAAAAGCTAAAATTTCTGTTAGATGCAAAATCTTTAATCATTTGTGATTTCATATCTTCTGTATAATCACAGGTATATTCTGGAGTATCATCATAATGTTGATATTTAATATTATTGTAGGGATCTATTGCAATGTGTTCATAAGGTTTATCTTGTATTCTAGCTTTAAGTCCCAACATAATTACTTGAGAGCCTAAACCTTCTCTTACACCTATTTCACATGAAGTTACTGATTTTGGTTCTTCAAAAAATGGTAATGTCTCGCACCATTTTTTTAAAAGATCGTATTCTACACTGTCCCCTTGAATCATAATTTAAATTGTTGAAGCACATTAATTTTTTCTTCGGCTTCTGCTATTTTTGTAACTAGTTTATCTAATTCATCTAGGTGTTGCGGGTGCTCTCCGATTGCTACGGGTTTTTCTAAATATATTTGAATAGTAGCATCTGCTTCAGATATTTGAGCATTATATCTATCTTCTAATGCATGTAATAATGTTGATCGAAGACTCATGAAGAATCTATATATTATTTATAAGTTTTGTAAACTAAAAAATGCCTTCGAATTTAGTCCCTTTAACAGCAGCACCTCCACCTCTACACATACCACCTGTTGAAAATCTTTTCTTACCCTCTTTATTCATTTCAATAATTTTTTTAATACCTGGGTAATCTTTTGCTTTTCCTACGGCTATTACTTTTACTTTTGGTTTTTTGTTTTTATCCATTATATTTTTCCTTGTGCTTTTAATTTCTTTATATCACCTTTTGTAAGACCTGTTAAGTCCACCTTTGGTTTTACCGATGTAATATCTGGAGATATTCTTTTCGGTTTAAATAAGTTTTTTATCCATTTCCACATTTTATGTCCTTACGTTAGCTGGTTTTGGCCCTGCATTACTTACTGATCTCTTTCTGGCAACAGCAGAGGCCTTTTGCGACTTTGTCATCGCTGTGGCTTTTGCAAGTGGTACGCACTTCGGATACTTCCGCTTTGAACCACTGGCAGATTTTCGTCCACACTCTTGAAACTTGCCACCTTTTTTCTTTGCTCCAATATCTACCCATTTTTCATTAAACCATTTTGTTAGTCCGCCTGTACTCATAGCAGGCACACAATTTGGAACCATACGATTCCCTTTTTTCTTCATGCCTTTTTGGATATAGCCTTCCCAACATGATCCTTTTTTGTTCATTAGAATACGCCTTGAAAATTTGTTCCTCTAATTGCAGCGCCACCACCTCTAGATAATTTAAGTGACTTCAAAGTTTTTGCTTGACCTGCGTGAGCCTTAGATGCTTTTTCTAATTTGTTTGCAACTTTCATTATTGTGCCTTTGTTAGCAGCAGTATATTTTAATTTTTTAGTTTTAGGATCGTATTCAGAAATAGGGTTTTGTTTATCAGTAATTTTTTTTTGTTTTTTATCTCTTGGATCATAAGGTCTAACGGATAAACCTTCTTTAGCTTTCTTAGGTTTACCAATTGCAATCATAATCATTAATTTACCTTTTTTAGCTTTAGTCATTCCAGATTTTTCTAATCTACCCATTGCTGATTGTGAGCCTGCAGTAACAGCCATTCCAACTTTTGCTTTCTTAGGTCCCCAGTCTTTTCTTTTAGTACCACTTGGATCTTTTATTTTACCTGCACATATTTTTGAAGCGTATGCGTTTGCATAGGCCGATGGATATACTTTAAATTTTCTTTTAGCCGCTGATTTACCTCTTGCACATAATTTTGTCATTTATTTTTTTCCTCCTCGGAAGATTTGTGTTCCCTTAATACCATAGATACTCGCCACGACAAGGATCCACAAATTTGTGAACCATCCCGGGAGCTGCGAAAACATCTCAAAAAATAATTTTACTTTGTCCATTGCTGTTGGATCGTCTGATACGACTGCCCAGGCCAGCACCAACACGGGCAAACTTAAAATTATCAAAACTGCCTCGTCCTTCCAGTCCGATTGTCGGGCCTCTAGAAGTTTTCCCTGGTAAGCTTCCTGGCCTTCAGCCATTTTTCTTGCGTGCATCATTTGTGCATCCGCCATCAACATTTTCGTCTCTTGACGTTTTTTGAAGATGTGCGTACCTGCTTGGGCCGCTAATTTTATCGCGCTTAACCACATTGTATTTCTCCTGTCTTCTTATACTCATGAATTCTATCATTTTATCTATTATTTGGAAAGCCCTGTAGCCGTTTTGTCTCCATCTCCAGGTTTGTCTATGATATTCTTTACGTTTTTTACAAAGAAGTAACTGACCACCAAACATATTAGCAAACCTTTGTAGTGTGTCTTGATCTGACATCTCTATGGTACAAGCAAATTCTTTTTTTCTACCTACACCTTTTGACCAGATGCCAAAACTTCCTTCTCCATCAAATACTCCAGATAAAAAAATTAATTTAGATGCTACTGGAAGACTTTCGTATGAGTTTTTTGGTGTATTGTTTGACACTTTTTAACTTCTTTCCTTTTAATCCTTGTGGGTTTGGTCCTCTTTTAGGCGGTGGCCCATATTTAACCCCTCCACTTAATGAATTATTTCTTCTTTGAGTCAATTTTTTCTCTCGCAACTTCTAGACGTTCGTCAGATTGTTCGTCTTGTTGTAATAATCTATCGTAATCAAATTCAAGTCTTTGTGCAGCTCTTTGGTTTTCTTGATCTGCTCTAAATTTTGTTTCTTCAGCTTTTCTTTGTAGATCCATAGCTCTTAAATCAATTTCTTGTTGTTTAATTTTAATTAATGGATCTTCTTTGTTCTGTGATGCTTGTTCATTTTGAACTAACTCTTGAGTAATCTGTGCAGCAACCTTTGCAACCTCCGCTTCAAACATTATTTCAAATTGTTGCGGATCTTGTTGAGCCATTTGTGACATTTCTGGATTTTCCATGATCATAGCTTTGACTTGTGCCTTAGCTTTAAATGAAACGTGATCTGAAATGTGTGATTGTAGCAATGCATACACCTGTGGATTAATTTGAACCATTCTAGATTGCATAAATGCCATGTGTGCAGCTAAGTGTGCATCGTGATCTTGAAATTCAAAGGCTGTCAACAACTTCATTTGAAGTGCACGTGCATTTTCTTTCGCAGGATCTAAAGGCTCGGGTTGTTTCGGTGGTTGTTTAAGAATTGCCTCTATTTGTTTTGTACCAAGTGCTTCATAAACACGTCTGTAGGCTTCATGTAAGTTATGCATCTGTGGATTTGACTGTGCAATTTGTAATTGTGCCTGTGCAAGTGTCACTCTTTGAGCCATCGACATGATATTTGGGTCTGCAACAGGTAAAATATCGACTCTGTTGTCAAAATCTGCCTGTTTAATCTGTCTAGGGCCACCGTAGACATCGTATGGATACTCTGGTGGTAGTGATTCCCCACAAATTCTTGCTAATATCTTAAATTCAAGTCTCATTGCGTAGTAACAACGCTTGTGAACACCACTCATTACACGTGATCCTCTTTCCATTAATGCCATTGTAGTACCAACTGCTCTATTTTGAGCATCATTCCCTATATTTGAATCTGTAATCGCTGCAAATTTCTGTCCTGCTTGAACTACAAAACCCATTAAGTTGTATAAAGTCGGTGATGGTTCTGTAAAGGGTAAATTAAAAAACTGATCTCTAATATTTCCTCCAGGCGCATCTACATCTCTAAACTCTCCTGGTTGAATTGGTTGGTCATCATCTCTAACTCTAATACCACGTGATTTAAATCCTGCTGGTAAATTTTTTAAAGTACCTGCATCAATCAATTGTCTTAATGATTGTGTTGCAGCTTGTGATAATCCACCAATCATGTGTGTTAAACCAAATCCATAAAAACCTAAACCTGGTAAAAATTTGTAATGAACAAAATATTCTGTTCTTTGGTATGTAATATCATTAGGTTTGTAGTTTCTATAAATAGATAAAACCTCTCCACTACCTTCGTCAATAGTTACAATGTATGGAATTTTAATTTTTTTAGCTTTGTCATCAAAGTCTTCAAACTCATCTAAGTTTAAATCGACATGCATCTCAAGAATTGTGTTTAAATAATCTGAACCGGTACCTTTAATACCTTCTAGTTCATTTAGTTTTTTTTGAACTGAATCTGGTTCTGTGCTGCTGTCGATTAAATCAATGTCTCTGTAAAATCCTGCTGCCATTTTCTTTGTCACATCATTAGAAGTCATTTTAATAACATGTGTAATTCTTTCACAATCTTTTAAATCAGATGCGTAGTATGGAACGACTAAATCTTCTGCAGGTATAAATTTTGATACAGGTCTATCTTGTAATGCATCAAAGTAAATTTTCTTAAATGTAGATCCTGATAGGGGTAAATAAAATAACATCTGATCCATGTCAGTTGTATAATCTTCCATTTCCTCCATCAGCAGGTAATTCATATAATCTTTAACTCTATCGGCTTGTGCTTCGGTGGCCGGTGTTTGTGCACCTATAACCTGTGTTCTTACAGGGCCATCAGATGGTACAAGTTCTTTATAAGCTTGTGCTTGGAATTGTGTAACTGATTCAGCTAATAATGGATGAGTGACACCGGAAGCACCTTTAAATGGTTTAGTTACTTCCTGGTACTTAGTTCCTAATAAATCTAAACCTTTAATGTAAGCGTCTTCCCATTCTTTTCTAGAAGTTTTATCTTTTTTATATTCTTCAATAAGATCAGAACCCATTTCTTTAAGAGTTCTTTCGTCCATGCCTTCTGCAAGGTTTGCGTTAAAATCATCTTGAGGTCTTTCTTCAACTACCTCTTCTTCACCTTCAATAGTTACATCTACTGGTAAACCATCTGGTTGTTCAACAATTTCTTCTTCTGTCTCTGATGTTACTTTTTCTACTGCCATGATTAATTGTACCTTATTGGTTTAAACATATCCACTACAAGTCCTCCTTTGGACTTGTAAGTTTTTTGTGTATTTCTCATTAGTGGCACCACTTTAATCGCATATGCATCAAAATACAAGCGTGGATCTCCTTCTGGAATATTTTTAGTTCCCTTCTCTGGATTCATACCAGAATTACTGTGGTAAGTGCTTTTGATCTCTTTTCCTTTTAGTGGGTGATCTGATGGGTATTTAAAATTATCAGTGCTGACATTTTTATAGGGTTTTGTTGGATCTGATAAAGATATTTTTGTTGGCCCTGCTTTTGATCCATAGAACCGTGCATTCTTAGACATAACATCTGGTAGAACAGCTTTTCCTTTTTTACCAATACCTTTTCCATTTGAGTAACCGTAAAATCTCTCGTTACCCGCTTTATACCCTTGCCTGAAACTTACTTTGTCAAACGGGGCAACGGCTACGTAATCAACATTTTCACGTGCAGCCTTCTGCATCAAATATTTAATTGCATGATCTCCATATGAATCTGATTCAACCATTGGAAAGTAATCTTTGTTATTGTCTCCGTAAGTATTTCTTTGAGTAGTTAATCTTTTTAATTTTGTATTAATATCTTTCATAGATGCACTAATTGCATTTACTCTGCCAAACTCATTGTTTACAACAGCATCATCTAAATCTTTAAGCATCTTACCTCTTTGACTCACAAGTAAATTTAATTCTATATCTGCATTAAATGGGTTAAGTCTTTTCTCTCCTGATAATTGCTGAGCTTTAGTCATACTTTTAGCAATACTCTGGTTTACATCAGATTGTATTTCATTAATCATAAATACTTTTTTACCATCAGGTGTGAACCTTGTATCGTATCTAATGTGGTAAATATTATTTACGTCACCAATCTCATCTGTAAAGTGTCCCCCTCTATTTCGAAGTGATGCATTTGTTGGAATATCTTCTGGAAGTGTAAAAATAGTTTCTCTGTAATCTTTACCACCTTGTAATGTGTAATTAGTTTCAGTTCCGTATCTAGTTTTATTTGCTTGCATAGGACCTGCCTTGTTATTGATATCACCAATAACTTTGTTCAATAATTTTTTATCCTCTATTGCAAGACTTGTATTTTTTGTGGCATCTTTTAAGGTATCATTAATTTCTCTTAATGCTGACTTACTTAGAGCACCACCATCTGCTTTTAAATTATATTGTAAATTATCTAAATCATACTTTAAGCCATCATATTCTTTGTATTTAACTTGTAAATCTCTTACCGTATTTCTTGCATTCTTAGCAGACACATCAAACGCTTCTTGAGCACCTTTATTAGCACCAAGTTCAATTGGTCTTAATCTATTAACAGGGTTTAGCTTGATCATTGCCCCTACTTCATTAGCATCAAGCTTTAGACCAAATTTCTTTGCTGCATATAACAGGCCACCTGTTAGGTCTCCTGCTTCATTGAATACTGCTAAATTAGAATCGAATAATTCTTCTTTGGATACATTAACTTCTTTACCGGCAAAGGGACCTGAATCATATTTAAATCTTTTCTGTTCTCTAACAGTTTTAGTTGCAGGTTTGCCAAATATTTTAAAGTTTACTTTTCTAGTAGATGTTAAATGATCTAGCCACTCATCTGCAGTGTACTTAGATCTCCCCATTCTCATAGCCCAATCATATGTCGATGAACCAAAAGCAGGTGCCATGTCATCACCCATCTGTAGGGGTTTTGTTTTTTTTAAAACTACTGGTGGGTTTTTTAATTCTTGTGTAACTAATTCTTTAGCCTGTGCCTGAGAAGGCTTAGGTGTGTAAGTTATTTGATTTTGTTGTTGTCCGGTGGCCGGTGTTGCTGAAGGCTTCTTCGCCCTTAGTAATTCCTTACCAGCTCTTAGTAATGCCTTTAGGGACATTGTCCCTCCTATGTAATTTTAGTAGGTCTTGTTCTACCTAGTTTGCAACC